GCGAAGGCACGTAAGGCTCAGACACTACTAGGTCTGGATCTTACGCCTGAAGTCCTATGGAATGCTGCTCCGTGGACATGGGCCATTGACTGGTTTTCCAATGCGGGAGATGTAGTAGCTAATCTCTCGGATTGGGCCACCGATGGCTTGGTGATGAAGTACGGTTACGTGATGGAACACATTACTGTAACCGATACCTACTTCTGTATGAAGCGTGGAGGTCTCTCCGATCCCCGCGCCATACCGTCTCCAATCGTCGTTACCTTGGAAAGTAAACGACGAGTAAAGGCGTCACCATTCGGGTTCGGCTTAACCTGGTCAGGTTTATCGCCTCGCCAAATAGCCATCTCTGCCGCCCTTGGTTTAACTAAGGGTATTAAGGGAGTTTTCTAGCCACCAAAGTATGATGGTGGAAGAATATCCTTTGGCAGAGTGATGTTGTCAATTGGTCCGAGCGCTATTGGGGCTCGAGACCCGAGTCCTAGGAGTGATGCCTATGGCATTTACTGATCCTCAAACAGTCACTATTTCTGCGGTGGCCATTCCTCTTCCACGCGTAAGCATGGAGGCGGATGAGTCCATCTACCAGAGTAGTGACTCGCTTGTGCAGCTTCTCGCTTCCCACGATCAAGGGAAGCGAATGCGGCACTTGCTAAGGATCAACCATTCGAAGCTCACCTCAGATCCGTTTCGCCCGACTGAGAACGTCAAAGTGTCGATGAGTAACTACATCGTCTTTGACCTTCCGGTCGCTGGCTATACGGCCACTGAGGCGCTCGCCGTCTACACGGGATTCAAAACCCTGTATACGGCGTCGAGCGATGCGCTCATCACCAAGCTCTTGGGTGGTGAGTCGTAATGGCTTCGTGGGTGAAGAAGGGCACCTAGCATGGTGTCTGCTTCGTGTGTCGTCGAAGACGGCCAAGTGAGTATGGTTCGCTTCTCGTTAGTTCGAGAGGTTTACCTGCTCATAGCCTTCCTCTTCGCCACTACGTTGCGCACTATGCGCTAGGGTCCTGGTTATGAAACATGCTCTCCCAATCAATCGGGATGCGCACGTTCATATACCATTTCACCTCGATGGCGGTTTCTCAGAAGACGACCGTGGAAGGATTGAGTTTTCTATCCGAATAAGCCTTCGGGCTGTTTTCGGTATAGCGCTCACTCTCAACATAGTCGCCATCCCAATCGTTGCTTTATGGCAGCACTTAATGGCTGCCTGGTAACGAAAGGGTCTGATAGCCGCATGCTTCGGCATCCGTCGAAGGCGCAAGTGGTTAGAGCGTGGTCTTATCAGCCACGTGTTAGGGTGATAAATCCTAACACCCACTTGGGTAAGTGCATAGGCTAAGGAAACATTACCTCTGTTAGGAGGGTGTTTGAAAAGCCTAATGTCACTCTGGTCCCAGGTAGCTGAGGAATCAGCTACCCGATGCTGCATTGACGCCACGAAAGACATTAATACCGTCTTTCGTCGAGTCGAACATGAGGGGTTATCGTTTCTCACGATAACCCTGCCCAGTCTAGGGAAAGCCACCCAAAAGTGGATGGACCTAGGCCAGGCCGGGACACATCCTTCCTTTGAGAAGGATGGGAGTCTCCCCCGTTTTATGGGGGGTTATCTCTCCCGTGTGTTCGACCGGAGTAGTGGCGCGTTACTCGATGATCCCTGCATTGATTCAATAATTGCCATTCGTCAGCTAACGCTGATGTTTGGCAAATTGCTCGTACCTTGCTCCCCAGCAAGGACGCGAGCTGCAATGCAGAATTTCATCGAGTGTGAGCAGGATGTCCGCCAGACAGACAAGGATCTCAGCCAGGAAGATTTGGTTGAGTTCCGTGAAATGTCTAGTCTGCTGTTTAGGGAAGTGTTTACCCAGATGGAGAGAGATCTCCATTATGGACAACTCCTACCTAGACATGGCCCAGGTGCCGTAGCTGATGGTCTTACCAGCAATGGTAAGTATCAGTCAAGGTCCTGGACCCGGCGACTCGAAGACGTCTTTCCGTCTTACGAGTACCTTATTCCCAACCTTCACTTTCGTGATGAGTTGGATGAGGTGAACATCCTCGAACCTGGCGCGGAACTTCCTGTGAAGGTCGTTTCCGTACCTAAGACGTTAAAGACACCTAGGATCATCGCAGTCGAGCCCACGTGTATGCAATATACACAGCAAGCTCTCTTGCGATGTTTCCTTACGGCTCACAGCAGGGATGAACTCCTGCGTGATCTGATCGGTTTCGATGACCAGTCTCCTAATCAGAGATTGGCTCACGATGCCTCGCTTAACGGCGAGACAGCAACGCTCGATCTGAGCGATGCATCCGATCGTGTCTCTAATCAGCTCGTTCGGACTATGGTTGGTCACTGGCCCTTATTGAATAGGGCTATTGATGCAACCAGGTCTAGACGGGCCGAGGTACCTGGCCACGGAGTAATTCGTTTGGCCAAGTACGCGTCTATGGGTTCAGCACTTTGCTTTCCGATGGAAGCAATGGTATTTACTACCATGATCTTCATCGGGATTCAAAGATCGCTTAACGTGACCATGACCCTGAAGGACATTAAGTCCTTTAGGAACTCGGTGCGCGTTTATGGGGACGATCTCATTGTCCCTGTAGACCATGTGCCCATGATCGTACAGACCCTCGAGCATTTTGGTGCTCGTGTTGGTCTGGACAAGTCTTTCTGGACCGGAAGGTTCAGAGAGTCTTGTGGGAAGGAATACTTTAATGGAACGGACGTATCACTCGTCCGAGTCCGGCAAGCGTTACCTTCCACGATCACAGACGCTCCCGGAGTCATCTCAACGGTCTCACTCAGAAACCAGCTATATTTAGCTGGCTACTGGAAGACTGTTGAATGGTTGGACAAGAAATTGGGTAACCTCCTGAAAGCAGGTTATCCATATGTCCTACCAACATCTCCGGTATTGGGCAGGGTTTCATTCCTCGGGTATCAATCCGATCGAATGCACCCATTCCTCCATAGCCCACAAGTTCGGGGCTATGTTGTGGAGGCCAAA